AAGGACGCCCTGAATTGGGTTATGTGCAAACAGACTTCATGTTCTTTCCCAACCTGGACTGGGGCACATTTTTTTACTCGGGTGGTGAAGACTCTGCGTACAAAGGCATGAACCGCAATGTGTTGATGAGCAGCATTGCCAAACAACTGGGACTCAAAGTAGGCGCCAATGGCATGTTCAGCCGCACCACAAATCAACTGTTAGATGGTGGCATGAATCCCGACTATGTGGCCAAGGCCTTATTAGGACCACGAGCCACTAAAGAGAATTTGAAAAACGTAGAAAGCATTTTTGCTGCATTGACCAAGGACAAAGACAAAGAAGTCAAGGTCAAAGATTTTCGCGATTACTTGAACAAAGAAGGCCTGCAACAGCCTGATGCTGTGACAGAAGATACAGACACTTATTTCTTGGCACGACTGCGTGATAGAATTGTGAACCAAGGCATGCAACCCTTGGTAGAACGTGAAGCAGCCAATCCCTATCAAATTTATGAAGCCGACGAAGGCAATGTGGGTGGCAGAGCCAAGGGCATTGAACACCTGGAAGATCTGGTGTTTCGCAAAGGATCACGTGGTGCTGCAGAAGCATTGAGCATACTGGACCAGGCTGCTGCCAGTCCAGGAACCACAACCAGTGTGAAATGGGACGGCATGCCTGCTGTGTACTTTGGTCGCAAGCCTGACACCGGTGAGTTTGTGCTGACAGATGGATCTGGATTTGAAGCCAAGGGCTATGACGGCCTGGCCACAAGTCCCCAAATGATGGCCGACATACAAAACACACGAGCAGGAGATAGATCTGCACTGATACAAACTTACGCTAGATTGTTTCCTGTACTAGAAGCAGCATTGCCTGCCAACTTCCGTGGTTACGTACAAGGTGATTTGTTGTATCAGACCACACCTCCACTAGAAGCCGGCAACTATGTGTTCAAGCCCAACACTGTGCAGTATCGCATTCCTGCAAAAAGCGCACTGGGTCAACGCATTGGCAATAGCGAAATTGGCATTGCCATGCACACCATGTACTCGGATGCAGGTGATCCTAAGCAGCCCTTGCGGCGTGTGAAGTTCAACGATGTTCCGGGCCTGTTGTTGATTGAGCCTATCTTTGCCAAAGAAATGGTGCCAAACACAGATCTTGCAAAACAAATCAAAGCACTGGTGCGGGACAAAGGTGCCGCAATTGACATCTTGTTCAATCCTGCTGAACTAAAAAGACAACAACTCACAGATCTAGCAAAATTGTGTGTGGACTACATCAACTTCAGAATCAAACAATCTGGGGGCAACTTTGACAACTTGCTGTCAGGATTTGGCGACTGGCTGCAGACCAAGGTAACTCCACGCAAATTTGCCAACATTGTGGAATACCTACAGAGCCCTACTTCAAACACTGAAGGCTTGGCAGCGGCATTTACCTTGTTTTTGTTGTTGCACGACTTGAAGTTGGATGTACTGCGTCAACTGGATTTGAAAGATCCTGGACATGAAGGCTGGGTAATGGCCACCCCTGCAGGCTACAGCAAAGCGGTAAATAGATTTGACTTTACAGCAAGAAATGCGGCTAGAAATAATCCGCAACAGGCATAATTTTTACCAATTGTATAAATAAAAGCAGGTCCAACAAGACCACTTAACTTTAAAGGAAATTTATCATGGCACAGTTTACAAAAACAAACGGAACCACACAACCAGTATTTGCACTGGACGTGGCCAACGGTTCAATCTCTGGAACAGCAAACGTTGCGGCCCAAGGCCCAGTAATGTTGTCTGGTCCACAACTGCAATTCTTCACATTGACAGCAAACGCTGCACTTACCAATGCTGGTAACGTCAACGGTTACTTGAACAATGTGTTGCAAGCAGTTCAATCAGGTGGCGGCGTAACTGGCGGCGTTCCCGGCAGTACCGTTGCTTTCTATCAAGCAGGTGCAACAGCCGGTACTATCAACTTGGCATTGTACCCAGCTGGTGGTTACACAACTGCTCAGTTGGTTGCTGCTGCTCAAACAGCCAACGCCACAGGTGGTTTGAACATTGGTATTCCAACTGCCAACGTTGCTGCAAGCGCAACATTCACTAACCTGTAATCAGTTAGGTCTTAACCAAACCCTGGACGTAAAAAATCCAGGGTTTCTTTTTGGCGTTAAATATGCACATAATGAAAGTCTTGTGCCGCACCCTTTTTGATTGTACCTTTACTGGTGTCACAGGACATCTTCGCCCTCAGCAGTTGCCATTTACCACCAAGACAGGTCTAGTGATCAACACGCCCGAACAATGGAACCGCAGCCGCAATCAGCAACGCAACTGGGAGAGTTTGCTGCAAATAATGAGCCTGCGAACACAGCCCATGAATGTTGTGCCACCTACAAAACACACTGATGGGTGGCACTTTGAATTTGACGTAGAATCTGAAGGTGTGCTTGGCAGCAACTTTGGCAGTGATGATTTAGATGGACTTGTTGGCGATTGTGAAGGTGTGCCCATGGTCACAGGATTGGACGAAGCAGAAGCAGTCACCGCTACCTTGCATGCTCAAGGCGCCAATCAAAACATTTGGTTCTCAGCCATAAATACGCCATTGGAGCCTGAACATGGTTGATACAACAGATATTGAAAAGAAAAGTCTTGAAGCCCACGTTGAACTGTGCGCAGAGCGTTATCGCATGCTGGAACTCAAGATAGAAACAGTGGAACAAGAAGTTGGCCATGTCAAACAAATGGTCACTGAAGTGCATGGCATTGTGCGCAAGATGGGTGAAAAACGCAACGACCAACTGATTGCCTGGGGCATAGGCATCATAGGCACACTGTTGGCTGTGGTAGGGTGGCTCACTGCTCATTACCTTCGAACACTATGACCCGTGATCAAAAACTAGAACGCTTTGCCGAGCGTGAACTCAAACGTGTGTATACTGAACTTATCATAGATGATGAACATGGTGGATATGTTGCATTTGGGCGGTATCATTTAAAACCTGAATCAGCCGGCTTTGCTGTGTATCACAGTGATGATCTTGTGAGCGCATTCAGCAGTAAACGAACTGCCATGTCATGGTGCGTAGCAGATCACTTGCAACAGTACCGACTTGCACAAAACATCCGCATACTAGACAACAAAAAACAAACACTAACTGCTGATATCCATTGCCGCCGTGGGCAAGCAGAACACAGTACACGACCTGAATTCCGTGAAATGGTGCGCACCAAACTTGCACCCAAAATTGAGAACCTTACACTGCTGAATCAAGAACTTGAAAAATGTTTAAATTCGGCTAAATATCTACAACTAAGAGGATTTGCCAAATGAAATTAACCGAACTGGCCACACCAAAAAAGAGCCGCCAAGTAGCCCAAGTATTTGAAAGTTACTTTGGTACCAAGATGCCTGTGAACAAGATCACAGTCAAAGAAGCAAAGATCATGCTGAAACGTGTGCGTGGTGTGATTGCTGAACATCAACGTGGTATCGGCCGCCACACCAGTGAGCGCAACCCTGCTTACTTGAAACTTGTAATGATGGAACAAGCCTTAGCACATCGTGTGATGGAAGACATGGCCCCTGTTACCGCACCTGGCGCTCAACAAAACACAGCACAAAATGCAGCCGCAACCATTGCCACTACAAAAGATCCTGCACTGAAAGCAGCATTGACCAAGGCATCAAAAGGTCAGTCATTGAATCCTGACGAGCAAAAACTTGTTGCTGGTGCTGCGTTGATGAAAACAGAAAACCGACTGCGCAGTGCTTTCCGTACACTGAAAGAATCAGAAGTACAACAAGCACAAGTTGTTTTGGCTGCACAAGACATGGTAGACAAAATGCAATCAATGTTGGAAGACACAACAGAAATGCAATTCAAAGAATTGCCTGCTTTAGTAGATTCAATCCGCAATCAAATTGGTATTGAACAAGCCACACAATTCAACAATGATGTCACTGGCGCACTGCAAGGTCTTGTACAAAACTTGCAAGGTGCCAAACAACAACTGGAAACAGCCTTGGGTGTTGTAACTGGTCAACCTGCACCGTTAGACACCAGCATGGCTGCAAGTGGCATGGGCGGTGAAGTTCCTGCTTTAGTGCCTGGTGAAGAACTTGGTGCTGATATTGGTGCTGATATTGGTGCTGATGTTGGCGCTGATGTTGGCGCTGAACTTGAAACAGGTGCTGAGCCTCCCAAAGCTGCCTTGGGCAGAGCACGTAGATAATGAGAATCAATGAAGTTGAAAACAGTAATACACCAGATCCAACTAAGTTGATGGGTCTGGTGAATTTTCTTGCTGGTCGTGCTGATGATGAAAACGCACAAAAACAAATCAGCACAGATGCATTTATTTCTGCTGCCAGAAGTTTGGGATTTCCGGTAAATGAAAAAAACATTGTGAGTGTAGTAAGTCAACCGCCCTTGGATAGTGTGCTAAAGCCCATGGATTCCCAAAATCCGCAAATAATCAAATACAAAGGTTCGGCCCCCGAAGGACCAACACAAATGCCTGTGAACAAGGCACAAGACATTGTGGCTGCATCAGCCAAATCAGCAGCTGCCAAAGACCGCGGCTTGTAACCAATCAGATTGACACATATTAGTAAATACGCTATAATCAGCGAAGGAATATCACATGGCCTATTCAGAAAAAGTAATTGATCATTATGAAAATCCACGTAACGTGGGCAAGTTTGAAATAGACGATAGCATTGGCACAGGCATGGTAGGAGCACCTGCATGTGGAGATGTGATGAAATTGCAAATCAAAGTTGAAGATGGAATTATAACAGATGCCAGGTTCAAAACATACGGATGCGGAAGTGCGATTGCCTCATCCTCTCTTGTTACCGAGTGGGTTAAAGGACGAACGCTTGACGAGGCCGCAGCTCTTAAAAATTCACAGATTGCTGAGGAACTCGCACTGCCACCAGTCAAGATTCATTGTTCTATTCTTGCTGAAGATGCTATACGAGCTGCCGTAGAGGACTATCGCAAAAAGCATGATCTCACTCACTGACACTGCTAAAAACAAAGTACAAAAACTAGTTGAACTCAAAGGCTATGCTGGCATACGCCTGGGGGTGAAAACCACAGGTTGTTCTGGACTGGCTTATGTGTTAGAATACGTTAAAGAATATGAGCCTGACACCAGCACTATAAATTATGCTCAGAACAATTTCTGTGTACTGGTTGACAAAAAACATGATGTGTATTTGTCAGGCACACAAGTAGACTATGTACGCCAAGGTCTCAATGAAGGCTTTGAATTTACCAACCCCAATGAACGTGACCGCTGCGGTTGCGGAGAAAGTTTTAGAGTTTAACGTTGTACAATCCAAAATTCAATTATCAGACTATTCCTCGGGAAAATGTCAACGGACGCAGATTGTATGCCACACCAGATGGCAACAAACTGCCCAGTGTGACCACAATCTTAGACGCTACAAAAAGTGAAGAAAGCAAACGTGCCTTGCAAAATTGGCGCAACCGAGTAGGACACGAACAAGCACAGGCCATCACAACAGAAGCAGCCAATCGTGGCACAAGGATGCACACATACCTTGAACAGTATGTGAAAGAAGGTGCTATAAAAGAACGCGGCACAAACCCGTTCTCCTGGGCTAGTCACGCCATGGCACAAAAAGTCGTTGAGCACGGATTGAAGAATATTTCAGAATTTTGGGGCATTGAAGTTCCTTTGTATTTTCCCACAGTGTATGCAGGCACCACAGATGGCGCAGGCATACACTTGAACAAAGAAGCCATCCTGGACTACAAACAAACCAACAAACCCAAAAAACGCGAGTGGATTGATGATTACTTTGTACAGTTATGCGCCTATGCAGAAGCACACAACGAATTGCATGGAACAAAAATCCGAAAAGGCGTGATTTTGATGTGTGTTAAACCACAACTAGACGAACAAATGAACATGGTCACACAGCCCGAGTACCAGGAATTTGTGCTGGAAGGTCAGGAGTTTGATCGGTATCGGGACATGTGGTGGAAAAAGGTTGAACAGTATTACTTGCTAAATATGTGATACCCGAAGGAATCACACTGTGGCAATTGTACAAATATCACGAATCACCGCCCGCAAGGGTTTACAAGTAGATTTACCTCAGCCATTGGCCGGCGCCGAACTGGGCTGGGCAGTAGATGACCGTAGACTGTTCATTGGCAACGGCACACTGGAAGAAGGTGCTCCTGCAGTGGGCAACACTGAAAGTCTCACAGAATATTCAGACATTTTGAGTTTTGCCGACCAGTACACTTACAAAGGCGAAGCAGCTGGATACACAGTACAAACTGGTGCTACCACAGGAACACCAGTTTCACAAAGCATACAAAGTAGACTGGACAGTTATGCAGTGATCACAGACTTTGGTGCCACAGGTGATGGATCTACAGATGATACTGCGGCCATCAACCGAGCGTTGAATCAATTGTACTGTGTGCAAAACAATACACAAGTTCGCAGAAGTTTGTTTTTTCCTGCCGGCACATACATTGTCACAGACACCATTGTGATACCTAGTTTTGCTAGACTTTATGGTGAAGGTGCCAACAGTAGCATAATCAGTTTCAACATACAAAACTGGGCGGCCAACACCGCCTATGCTCAAGGAGTATTAGTATACTATGTGGCGAATGGCTTGTACTATCGCAGCATAGTACCAGTGCCAGCTGATCAGGCCGGCCTACCACCAAGTTTGACTACCTTCTGGGCTGCGGAGACATTGCCAAGTTACATTGCACAAACTGCTGATGCCCAAGGCAATACCGGAGTCAACATCCTCACAGCACCGCAAAACATTGAAGTCACAGGCATGGCTTTCCAAACCAACCAACTCAACACTGGTATCTTGGTTGAAAAAGCCAAGAACTGCTCGTTCAACAATGTTGATGTATTCGGACCATTAACCACTGCTGACCTCACAACATCTGTTGACAACACCAAGTCCATAGATTGGAGCAGCACCAGCAGTTTGCCTTGCACACAAATTGTGTTTGACAATTGCAGATTTTCAGGTTTCACTTATGGGGTTAACACAGCACAACAAATTGACAGTGCAGTGATCAGCAACGGGCAATTTGATACCATGTATCAAGGTGTGGTATTGGGTGGTGCAAGCCCTGTGAATGGCGGAGCAACTGGTGTGCGTGTGATGCACAATGTATTTGATGATGTCTATGAAGAAGGCATTTACATCAATGGTGTAAGTTTGAACGCTTCAGGATACAACATTTTTTATGATGTGGGCAATCACTTCCTTGGTACTACCAGTCCTGCAGCACCTGTAATCACCATTGATGCCATCAACAATGTCAGCATTGGTGACATGTTCCAACGCACCACCGCCTACAGCGGTACCTACCCCAGGATCAAAATCTATGCCACTGCCACTGCCACCATACCTGCCAGCATAGGGATAGACAGTGCGGCTCAAGTGCAAATGGGCAGTTTTGTTAGACAAACTGGTCAACAGGCCACAATCACAGCCGGTGCTACCAACACCACACTGTTCACAGTGAGCACAACATTTATCAAAGCATTCAAAATGGATTATACCATTGTGGTTGAAACATCGGCAAGAACTGGTACCATGACCATTGCCAACGATGCTGACGATTCGGCTGGCGATGGACTCAGTTACACTGATGATTATGTGGAAAATTCCACCACCGGTGTTACACTCAATGTCACAGACGTTGGCGGGACTGTCACAGTTTCCTATGCATCTGATGCTGGCAGAGCTGCAGGTTTAATTTATTACAGTTTGACACACTTGGGTCGTAGTTATTAAACACCATGTGGCCTAGAGACTTCAGTGAGCGGCTGGAGAGTTGGGCACAGTTAAGACAGCAATGTTGTCAACTGGACTCAGAGCCTGCTTTGATCAAAATCAATCAATGGTGGTTCCAAACTCCTTGGACTGCCTACCATTTGCACTGGGATGACCAATCTGAGTGGCCGGATCCTTGGCAATTGTTGAGCGATAATCAGTATTGCCCGGTTGCAAGAGGCCTGGGAATCATGTATACTATAGCTATGCTAGACCGTGAAGACTTGCAGGATGCCTGCATGATCGAGTATCAAAGCGACAATTTAGTCCTGGTGAGTCAAGAGAAATATATACTGAATTGGGATCCTGATCAAGTCGTAAATATCAGCCTGGGGCGGTCAAAACCCCGGCGGCAAGTCAGTCAAGAACAAGTAAAACAAAAAATTCGTTAGGATAAAATGAAAAGCATCACAGTTGTAAAGCGTAGTGGGCATAGAGAACCGCTCGCCTTGGAAAAATGGCAAACCCAAATTG